GCCTTGACCAGCGACCCTAGGGGTGCTGATCCGGAACCGATGGTCCCCTACTACTGGGAGTTCTTCAAGGACTTCCAACCAACTCTACCTGTACTCCATGACGCAAGTACTTCAGCGTCATTTGAGAGTGTCAGGTCGGATGGTGGAGCCCGTGGCTTGATCCAAACACTGAATTTCAGTTGGATGGACTCGCACGAAGATTCACTAGTAGAAGAGGGCTTGATCAGTATGCATGAGACTCGACCAGGAAAAGTAGAAGAGATCCGAGGACTCAATCTACGTGTCGGAATCGGAGAGCTTATCGATAAAGCTCTTCGAGAACCAACTTCTGTTCGAGTGTCGGCCATCCTTGAACCCCTGAAAGTCAGATTGATAACGAAAGGTAATACCTATCGTTACTGGCTTTCCCGGGATTTCCAAAAGCAACTGTGGAGATATTTACAGAGATTTCCACAGTTTGCTTTGACAGGACGACCGCTCATGGCAAGCGACCTCCACGGTCTGATTGCTAGGGAGAAGAAGTGCAAACTGTCCTTCGACAAGTGGGTCAGTGGTGACTACGCGTCAGCTACCGATACACTTGATCTTAGGCACACTAAGGCTGCTTTCGAAGAGAGCCTTAAGTTCGCATTTGTCCATGAGGACCATCTTCTCGCCAAGTATCAAGAAGTCCTACGCAGCGTGCTGTACGAGCAGGATATTGAATATCCATGCAACAGCGGCGTCGAACCGGCACGCCAGAACACAGGTCAGCTTATGGGTTCAACCCTGAGCTTTCCTATTCTATGCACAATTAATCTCTGTGCATACTGGAGTGCCCTTGAGGAATACACCGGAAGAAAGTTTCATGTCCGCCAATTACCAGTTCTGGTGAATGGGGACGACATTCTCTTCCGATGTGATGATCAGCTCTACCGGATTTGGCTTCGGAAAGTGTCCGAGGTCGGTTTCGAGCTCAGTCTTGGAAAGAACTACGTTCATGAAGACTACCTCACTGTAAATTCACAACTCTACTTCCATGATAAGAAGAGAGATATGTTCATACAGCAAGGTGTCCTCAACGCAGGTCTACTCACAGGACAGAGCAAGCTCACCGGCCGTGCAGGGGTGCGAGTCGCACCACTGTGGGACTACTTCAATGAAGTGGTCAGAGGAGCTGTTGACCCTGTCCGTGCAAAGAGAAGATTCCTTCACTATCATAGAGAAGGCATCGAAAGTTCAACCCGAAAGGGGACTTATAATCTCTTTGCTGCGACTCAGAAGGGTGGACTCGGCTTCGACCTAGTCGGAGACGTCAAGTTCACCTCTTTTCAGAGACGCTTTGCGGACTTTATGGATCACAAGCTCAGGAACGACCCGAGGAACTTTAAGAAGATCTCAATGATCTCTACAAGACCTCGGCCCGGACTGACCGCTCATCATAACCCGAAGTACATCGTTCAACCGAAGTATGGGCCGTACGAGAAAGGCGTTGTAGAATTGAGTGATATGGTGATCAATCAACCAATATTGTCATCCAGGCTGGAGCTTTATGATGGAGACGACCTTAAAAGTCTTTTCCGCATAAGGCATCCGAAGAAAGGGACTCTAGAAGAGTTCCGATCAAGGAACTGGAGACAACAAGGTGGTGCGATTACCAAGAATCGCTTCCGTCTTATGGAGTACGTGGGAACCAGATCGGTAGATCCGACTGGCTTCACGACTTCTAGACCGCGAGCAGGATACTTCGGATCCATGCTCCAAAATGGGGTCCAGAGGCTTAAATCGCCCAAAACGGTGTGTTCACCATATACACCAAACCCTGACTTCCATGAGCAAACGGGCCTCAATGGCTTTTCCGTTATGCTAGACAGGCGGTATACTCGCAACGTGTTATAGGCTCCTAGGAGTTATTGTAACACGTGAGCGCATATCGTCTGTACTTTGTGACTCAACCGACCTTATATAAATATAAGGCTGTCCGGTTATGTGGTGTCTATTGACACGGCACCCTGAGTCACACCTTGGAATTGAATCTAGGTTTGCTATTGAACACTTAATACTTCCGTGCTAAATGTCCAACGCGTCCTACCTATCATGGATGCCGGACTAAATGCCGACAGACTGCACGGGTGAGCCGTCCGAAAGGACGGTGCCACTGGATGTACAGTCGTGCTACATGATGAGCAGGGTCCCAGGTTACATCATGGTCAAACAACGCAAAATCACTAACAATGGACGAAAAGGAGGTAACTCGAGAAGTCAGACAGTGTCTAATGCTGGCATTCGCA